TCCATATTTGGTTGGTCACTCATAATATTTCCTTTATTTAATTAGGCAATGTGTTGCTAAAGTGGGTTTGCCCTAACCCAAATTCTATTTGACTGCTCTGATAGGTTCATTAACTTGTATTTTTGCCATCTTACCTGTTTGCATTACATTGGTTAATGATTTCTCGATTTGTCCTAATACTTGCAAAGCAATAACTAAACGATTGTGTGTTGTTTCATCACCTAATGGAGATGTTTGCATTGCTTCTATAATGTGATTTTTAACCGTAGTAAATGCTTCTTTAAATACTTCGTTATCTAATATCTTTTGAGCTTGTTCACCACGTTTAATTTCTTCTAATGACTTATCCACCATACTGTGCCTTTATTTGTGCAATAGCTAAATCTGTTTCAGCTTTTAACTGTGCTTTAAATCTTTCTAACTCAGCTTGAGCTGCAATCTTTTCACGTTCTATTGTAACATCATTTTGTGATCGGACTTGTTCTTGTTGTAAATTAGCTTGTGCTTTTTGTTGAGCAATGGCCATATCACCTTGTGCTTTAGCTTGTTCAATTGCCAACTGACCTTGGATTAATGTATCTTGTGGGCTAGATGGTTTTTGTTGCATACCTTGTGGCATATTAGCAGGATCATTCCAGAACTCATCAGGATCTTTAAATCCAGCGTTCTGTGTCAATTTAGATAGTGCATTGTAAATCTTAGATGGGTCTGTAAGTCCAACCTGTAATGCTTCTCTTTGCATTTGTAATATAGCATTAAGGTGCATTAACTGTTGATCTTTGTTACCTGCTCCTAAGCCTACAGAGATAGATAAGTCTTTACGATTTTTCCATTCTCTTGGATCAATGTTTACCCATTTATTTCTAATTCTAACAATGTCAGGTTTAGTTACATTTTGTCTAACTAAACGATGTACTAACATAAATAAACTTTTTACACCTGTTTCTGCAAATGTTCTAGCGACTAACTCTAAGCGTTGTTGAGCAGCTGACATAATTTGTGCCACACCAGATGCTGTTTTATTTAATGAGTCAGCATCTAAGCCTTGGTTGTATGCAGTAATACCAGTACGCTTCTCTTTCATGTTGTCCATATATTCAACCATCGTAAATGATGTTTGAGGGAATGGAGCGTGTTGCAATGGCATAATTGCAGCACCTGGTTCACCTTGTACTCGCACAACACCGCCAGGTCTTGAGGTTAGCATATCATCTAGGTTTACTCTATCTGATATGGCATAACGTCCATTGTTAGCTAAATACATATTGTCTAACTGACCACGCATCAGTGTAGATTTAATAAGCTGAATATCTTTGGTTAAGTCAGTATAGGAACGACCAATATGTCTATGTGGCATAAGCATTGGTGTTACAGATGCAAATGGTACAACTTCACATGATTCATCACGATAGATAATTCTGTTGCCTACAACAACATAACGATGACGTTCACCATTGACTTTAATGTAAGTATCACGTACTAATAATTCTGATGTATCTACAGCACGATCATATTGTTCTGAATAAATATCACGAGCATTAGATTCTAATTCAAACTCATCTTGCTCTGCCATAATTTCAGTTAATTCATCTTCATCAACATCAAATGTTTCTGCTATTTCTGATGGGTGCATCAATTCACGATGTTGAACAAAACGTGCAGAACTTAAACAGTTACCTGTAGCATCCACAGAGATCATCATGTTTTCAGGTGCTACGTTCTTAATTTTAATTTGACCCATTGTTTCTGTAACACGTACTTTGACATCATGTAACATAGGTTGCATAAATGCTTGTTGCATTTCCATGTCAATTTCAATGCCTTCACCGTTGATAGGCTGAACATTTGGTCCTTCAGTCATCATTGGAGGTGTCATTGGTAATGGAGGTACAGATGGATCAGGATAAGCTTCGTGCTCAATAATTTCTACATTATCATCTTGCACTAACATATCTAACTGTTCATCAGTTAAACCTTCATATTCCTCTTCGGTTACGTCATCTTCTTCTTCGTAATAAACTTTTACATAACCATTTTTAGAGAGAAGTGCATCTTTGAACCAAACATAAAATATTTCAAATCCATTGTTCTTTTCCATAACAACGTGATTGATGTAATCAGTTTCTTGGTTAGCAGCTTCTATATCTTCTGGACCTTTAGGCTCAAATCTTACAACTTCGTCTCCACTGACAAAAACTTTTAAAAGCTGAGGCAGGGCGGATTCGATAGTATCCTGAACGTCATAAGATACAACTTGAGAACGGCCTTCTACTTCGTTACCAAAAGGCTCGCCTAAATAGAATTGTATTGCTTCAGCACGTTCTGCTGATAGCTGAGAGTCATTAATACCATAGGCAATACTTTCTTCATTGTCTATCTTGCTTAATAACTCATCGTCTGTAAATTTTTCTGCCATTAAACTATCCCTAAACTGTTATATTTTATTTCATTGTGTTGCCAACTTTCGTTTGACATACTGTCAACAGAAACACAAAGATATCTAAACGCATCCGATCCATGAGAATATTCATCATGTAATGGTGCAGTAGGTTCATTGGTTGTGCTACTTATGTTACGTCTGTAATGCTTGAGACATTCAATCAATCGTTCTGTTGATTTATCAAAGTAACAACGATGAAAGTTCATACGAGCTACTTTAATGCCAGACTCTATATCTAAACGTGGCACGATTCTAACATCCCAACCATGTTTACTCATAATATCTTCTGCTGAGATACCATGTTTAAAATCTTTTGTTCGACCATCATGAGGTAAATACATCTGACCCCAGTTATATCTTAAATCTTTAAGCTGTGCTGAGTAACTATCCAATGTGCGATGGTCATCTTCTATATAGCCAATAATACGAAAATCTGATACACCTTTTTGCATCAAGATAATGGCCATACTATCATTCCAACCTAAGTCCATCACCACATGAACTTTAAGCATTGGATCGTAAGGAACGTTAGTTATTCGACCTTCCTCTTGTGCTTCTCTTATTTCGTTAGCATAGATAGCACCATCAACGGCTGACTTACAATCACCTTCCCAGATATTATCATAGTCATCTGAAGTGGCCTTGCTATGTAATCGTTCCTTGTTAAGAACTTCAGGAAACCAAGGGTTATCAGACCAGTTTATTTTTACGACTGCTGCATCTTCTGGTGTATCAATTACAAATCGTTTGTATGTATCATCAGAATCGAGGTCAGGGTTAAAGGTTACCCATATTTCTGATCCTGGTTTCCTAATCGTTGGAATAAGAATATCCCATGATCTTTTACTTACTGTTTGAGCTTCCTCTACCCAACAAATGTCGACACCTTCAAATGACTTGATAGATTCAACAGTATTATTTGCTAGTCCAGTAAAACTAAATCGACTACCACTAACACATCGGATCTCATTTTCTAAGACCTCGAAGTATTCACCAAATCCCATAACTTGTATTTGGTCACTGAGTAACTGGTGAACTGATTGCTTAATTGATCGTTGTACTTCACGAGCACATAATATTCGTAATGGCTTTTGCATTGCCATTGCAATGAGTGCTCTTGCAAATCCCCAAGACTTTCCTGAACCTCGACCTCCATAAGCTATTTTATATCGGTGTTGTTCTCCAAGAAAGGCAAGTTTATGTGGAAAATCAGCTTGGATCTCTGTCATCTTCTTTAGGTTTCACAAAGTTTAAGGTTACGTTTAATGGTGATTCTTGTCCATCTATTGTACCTATTTCTGACTGAGTAGGCATTAACTTTGCGTAAATATTATAAAATTGGTTTGGATTTTCTATAGCCCATTGTGTCATGTGCTCTTCACCACCAATCTTATCAAATACATTAATGACGTTTTGTTTTACCGTCATTGACATTTTATTGACTGATCCAGGCTTACGACCTGCGTTCTCTCTCTTTCCTCCGTGACTGTTATCTTCCATTTACAACTCCGTATTGGTTGGTTGTTTTAATAAATATAATAATACTTCAGCTTGTTTATCTTGAGGCAATTTTAAAATTCTTTGCACTACATCTTCTCTTCGTTGAGATGATAATTTTTTTAACAAATGACTCATGATTTACTTGTTACAATTCCTTCTAATGGATGTAATGATTTCTCTAAACATTCATACCATTCTTGTGCATAATCACAATCTTTGTAATGATTAAAGCATGGTGTTCCTATTGTAAAATGAACTAACTTCGCATCAGGATTGTAATCGTATTCTGATACTAACCAGTTCCATTCTTTGGGTAGTTCACCTACAAGATCTACAAAGTCATTCTTTAACCATTCAAATCTGTGTAAGTGTTTACCTTCGTGTTTCATAATATATTCTGGAGTAAGTCTTGCATTTTTATAATGGCCACAATCCCAGAACATTAATGATGACCAATTCTTTTTAGGATAATCTTCGTTTTTATTACCGCAATACTTTACAGGATGTTTTGTTTTGTAGTCATGTTGAACTACAGATACTGCAGCAAATGGATCTATCTCATCAATCAGGTTATTAACATCATCACGGCATAACATATCACCGTCAACATAGAGTGCATATCCTCGAAAGTCACAAAGATATGGAACTAAGAATCTTGAATAAATAAATGCGTTAGACCCATCATCATGAGTCTCTATGTAGTTTTCTAATGTATTTAATGCTAATGGTGTAAAACTAACTGGTATCGTTGCTTTCTCTATGACACTTTGGCAGAACACATGATAGGCAACTGGTTCTACTTCTCCATCAAAACCTACAAATATTTTAAGCGGCTGTATTACCACTTGGAGTTCCAAAGTTTATTGCATTAGTTGGTGATCCTGATTTTAAATATTGACCAGCACCACCAGTTCCAGAATAAGCTAAACTAGCTAACAAGTTTCCTACTGCTGATTGATAACCAGGTAACACTGAAAACAAACGATTAGGTTGTGCGGTAACAACTGGTTGCGTTTGTGATCTAACGTATGCCATAGATGGTTCATATATACCTTCATCTGTTTCTACAAATCCTGTTGGAATGTCTCCACTATATGGTTTAAATGCTTGACCGTCTCTGCGAATTGTTCCTTCTGCATCTCCGCCTCTTGCAACTACACCACCACCATAACCAAAGATTGGGCTATAATATGGGACATATGGTGTTCCAAATGGTCCTGATGATATTGGTGAAAATCCACCAATAGTCATACGTCCATATTGTCTTGGACTAGGACTGTATGACTCATAAAAGCCACCGCCCTCATCATAATAAAGGTTTTGTCCACCCACTTGTTGTAGTCCAGAGTAAGGGCTAGATTGTAGTCCTAATACTTCATTTACGTTTAAACTAGGCGAAGGTGTAGTAATGTTTTGAGCTGCTACTCTTGGTGCTGAGTAATTAATTTGACTGTTTGCTGGTGCTCCCATTATTTAACCTTTTCATAATTTCTTTTCGTTGTTCATTACTATAGTTTGACCAATTAGTGATCTCATCTAGTGTTCTTCTGCATCCCTCACAGATAAATGATCCATCATGCAAAGGTAAGAATGAACATCTCTTTGTACATGGACTTAACACTTCCATCTGGCTCTCGCAGCTTTACCACGTTCTCCAGTCCAACTTTGTGATCTAGCACAAAATGATTTACGTCTCTTTGCATCTTTACTGCCTGGCTTAACTTTACCAGT